GCTTTCATGAGTGTGATGTCATCCTGCATCGTGGCTATATCTCCAGAGGCCAAGGCAACACGAATCTGCTCCAACTTGGCCCAGATGCCCGTAGGGATTTTTCCGGGCATATTAAGTCCTGTCCCAGTACCAGATGTCGAGTTGGTTGTTTCTTTCGTCGGTTCCGCCTGCCTTAGTCAGTACGCCTGCGCCTACGACATATTCAGAAGTTCGGTCAGTTATCGTGGCGACGCTTGCTTTTGTTGCCTGCGCATGGACGGAGATCAGCTCATCGCCCACTGCCATAGCCGCTATTGACACATTAGCAGCCGCGTCTGTGCCGTCTTTCAGAATATGTACCAGGCATCCTGCCTTGATTTTCAGGATTCCGGCAGAGGCTTCGACGGTTTTTCCGCTTGCCACCAGGGCCACAAAATCCGCGACGGCTTCCTTCTTGGGCACACCAGCCGCGGTCACAAACTGAATTGAGTCCGCCGCCACGTTGATCGTAGCATCCGAAGGCGTCACCGTCAGAACGCCCGCTGCTGCAGCCAGCCCGGTATTCGCAGGTGTCCCTGCCATCAGAGCCACTACATCAGCTACAGCGTCCTTGTGTGGCGCACCGGCAGCGTTCTGAGTCAGGATGAAACCGGTGCCGGGCACCAATGTTTCGTCTGTCGGTGCCACTTTCAGGACGCCATCCGCCTCCGTCAATCCCGAGTCGGCAGCCGCCCCTGCAGCAGTCTCGCCCAGGATCTTCAGGCAGTTGGTCAGGGTGGCGATCTTGCTTGAATCGTCGTCGGAGTCCACCAGAGCGACTTTGTCCGCCATCACGGGCGTTGTCTTGGGCGTCAGTTCGGAGAGATCCACGTCGAGAGTGCCACCGGAACCGGCCTCTAAGCCGGTCCCTGCGTGCCTCCTCACGAGGCTTCTTGGTCTATTTGCCATGTTTCAGCCTCAGTTGATCGCTATCGGCACAATGAAATCATTGTTGTGGATCTCGATGCCGATCCAGCCGCCTATTTCGGCGTAGACGTTCTGGCCTTTCTCCCTGGGATAGTTGGCGTCAACGTTGTAATCCTCTGGGATGATCAGCTCTGCGGCTTCCATGCTCTTGCAAATGAGGTAGACATAGTTGGCCGGGAAGTAGTCAGACTTGACCATCCAGCTCAGATCCGTGGCCTGCTTGCCCATGAGGCGAGTGCCGATCTTGTCAGCGAATACCTTTCCAAGATCATCTTCCTGGAGGAGGTAGTTGAGGTATGCGGGCCTGCCTGCCAGGTAGAGCGGACCCACCAGATTGGGATCTATGAACTCAAGGGCCTGCCTGAGATCATCGTATGGATCCATGACCTTGTCGGTTTCTGTGCCTGCCCATGCGCCGTTGTTTGTGCCGCTGGTGATGCTGCCCCTGCTGTTGGCCGTGGCGGCCCCAACCAGGCCGACTATGCCAGTGGTGCTATCACCGTTGATGATCGTGTAGTTCTCGCGCCGGAGGCATTCCAGCATGGCGAGGGAGGTGTCTCTGGTCCAGATGTTGGGGTCCAGCTCCAGCTCGGCTTCGTTCCGCTGGATAGCGGCATCGATCCTGTAGATGGAATGCAGGATGTCCTTGCCCTTGCTGCCCACGATATCGGGGCTCGTTCCGCCCAGGCTGATCCTCGCAGTGGAAATGCCATCATTGGCGGCGGTCTTGTCGATCTTCCGCACTATGTCCTTCCGGACAGTCCGGGCCACGCCGGGCCGCTGGTCGATTAGAGAGCGGCCTATGTAGCCGTCTTTGTACTTCTGCCGGAAGATCTCAATCGTCTTCTGGATATTCAGAATCTGCTCTAATGGAATGCTAGAGCCGTAATTCATTTCGCCTGTCATTTCTTTTCACCTCCCCTAAAGCATCCCCATGCACTTGCACTGCTTGACCTTGTAGACGTAATCCCCGGTGACGACCGCCACTGTTGAGGGCAGTTCAAGAGTCACGACTGTAAGCGTCTTGCTCTTCACACGGTTGAGCTGGCACCCGGCATCGGCATCGGCCAGAATGATGTAATCGCCTTCTGCCAGATCGAATGCCAGAAGATCTCCTGCAGAGAATGTGATGGTTGAATCGCCTATGGACACGCCAGAAGCGGGGTGTTTGTAGAGGGATGCTGTTGTGCAGTTCTCCAAAGCCTTTGCCAGGGCGGTGGTGACTTTTGTCTCTCCTACATTGCCGCTAGATCCGGCTTCTTCCAGGACGCCTACACCAGAACCAGCGCCGCCTAGGATTGCCATTTCTAGGTAATCACCCTCAAGGATGTTGTAGGCTCCCTTGGAGCACACCAGGAGATTCATGATGCCTGAGCGGGCCACTCTGACCACATCAGGCCGACTGGAATTGTTGCTCGACTGGTAGAAGGCGTCCTTGTCCAGAGTCACGCCGTTTGCGGGCTGGACGGAGAATCCCACGATTACGCCAGGATCGCTGTTGTCGGCAGTGGCCGCAAGGACCACATTCGCGGCAGAATACTTGAGGGCCACACCAAAGCCGATCATGCCCGCGGCAGTCTTCGGCTCAATGGGGCCTGTAAATTGGGTTGTTACGTCTTTGAGAACCATTTAGATCACCTCGGACATTTTCTTCTGATGCGCGGCGTTCGCTTCCTCGATTGTCCGAGGCTGGCCGCTTCCGCCTTCGCCTGCCATAGCAGAGCCTTTGAGCTTCCTCTCCTGGGCAGGGACTATGATCATCTCAGTATGGGCGGCCTCGAAGGCCAGGTAGCCCACTTTCTTGCACTCCTGCCAGTGCTCTTCGGCCTTCTCCAGGTGGCCGGCCTTGAGCTTGCCCACGAAGAGGGCCTTCTGCTCTGCTTCTTTGGTGGCTTCGGCCTTCTCTCTGATGGTCTTCAGCTCCCCTTCCAGAGCGGTGTTTTTCTGCTCCAGGGTAGCGAGCTTTTCCGTGAGAGGCGTTACTGCCTCATCAATTGCTTGTTTCATCTCTTCAATTTCCATATCGGCTCCTCCTGGAGCGGATGATCGTGAATGTGATTTTGATTGGCAACCTTTGCATTCCATGTTGAAGCCGGCGCCATCCGTGGGTGTGACTACGCCTTCCCGGACCATTGAATATTCATAAAAAACGTATGGGCCGCGCTCGATGGCTTCGTAGTGGACGCCGCTGTAATCGCCTGCTACATTCTCAAGGTTGTAAGAAAGTGACAGGCTGCCATGAATGGGCTTCTGTGATATGATATTTTCGATTTCGCGTTGGGTGAGATCGATTTCATAGAATTGTGTAGTTGCTGCTATGTCTTTGGTGTCGGGCCTGGGCCTTGGTTCTACGAGCTGCCCTATGCGTCGAGAGCTGGGACTCAGATCATCGTGGTTCGTCAGCACTGTGAGCCCTTGCAGCCACTTGGCATCCTTGGAAAACTCTTCATAGAGCCGCAAAACCGGGATGCCCAGGCCCGAAAAGACCCCCTCCACCAGCGGGACGGTAGGACAGTATATGACGCCATCCTTCCGCTTGAGTGCCTTGGCCTCAAAAATGACATCGATCTTGGTCCGACCGGACTCTTTTATATTTTTCTTTTTAACCATTTCAATCGGCTCCGGTTTGGTGGCGCGCTTTTTTGGAGTGCCCGGGATTGTTAGGTCCACGGGCCGCGTCGGTGCATCTGGATCTAAATAGGTTTTGGGGGCGGTCTTTTTGGTAGGCAGTTTTTGCCGCGTGACGCCACCGACGCCCCGAACCCCTTCGACACAACGGCATAAATGGTGAAGCTTCGGGGTTACGTCCCCGGAAGATTGATAGGGCCGGTCAGGCAGTGGCCTCGCCTCGCCCATTAGCCCGGAACACTTCGAGCAGAGTCGCTCGTCGCCAGTGACAATCCGATAAGCTTCGTAGATATTGGGGTCCAGGATGCCCCGGTTGCAGGCATCCAAAGTAGTCTCGTAGAATCCTCTCGCGCCTGCGGTTGTGGCTTCTTGGACGGCTATGTTCCTGGCTCGCTGGTTGAGCAACGCCTTGCCCTTCTTCTCCATCAGCCGCCAGACTTCGGCTTCAGATTTGCCCTTGGAGAATAGATTATCAGAATATTTCTGAAGTACCTCGGCACGCCTGGGATCTAGCCCAATGCTATCCCGGATCTGTCTCGCCTGCTGCTGGTAGGTGATCCCATCCCGGTAGCCATCGACAACAATCTTCTTGATTGCGTCCCGCTGGCTATCGGAAAGGTACTTGATTTCATCCGCGCCATATTTTTCCAGCCACTTCAAAGCGTTCGGATCTGTTAGCTCGAATGATAGGCTGCTGCCCTTCGCCACCACATCCGCGATATTGGCAGCAGAGATCTCTGAGGCCGCCGAGAACGCCTCCCCGAGGAGATCGGAGGGATTGTAGCCTTGCCAGGAGATCGCGTTTGCGACCTCATCCGCCTGGATCTGGGCAAGGAGACGGCGCTCGATGGCGCCCCAATCCGTCTCTGCGACGGTCTGACGGATCGATGCCTTGAAGCGATCGTTTAGTTCCTCGATCGCTTTGTTCTCGGCGCGCTGAGCATCCAGGGCGAGCTTTTCATCTGTCATGGCCTACACCGTGATATTTGAGGCATTCAGAGCGTTAGCGCCCGGTGGAGCCTTGCCCCAAATCAAGGCCACTTCATCGGCCAGCTTCTGGATCTCATCGTCAGACAGGGCGGGCATCCCCTCAAGCGCGCGGTATTCGTTGATTGTTATGGAGTGTGATCTGTAATTCTCAAGATTCTTGTTATGTTCTGCCTTCTGATCAGCCGGGGTCCAAGACCACCAGTTGAATTCATCGTACAGTTCAAAGCCATTCCATTCCAAGAGCCACGTGTCCCAAAGCCCTTCATAGGGCTTTCCCCATATTTCGCGCTCGCTCGATATGTGAATATCTAGTAAAGCTTTGGCTGCATTATCGCTTGAACTGATTGCTTGTTCAACTCTCTTTACAACATTTCTTTTAAAGAAGAAGTCACATATTTCATCTTTGAGATACTGATCTGCTGCCCAGGGGTCCAAGGGCATGGATATATTAGGGTACTTGATATCGGTGCCAGCCAAAGCGACTTTCTTATTTGCATAAGATTGATTCTCCACTAGATCATCGCAGTGGTCTATCAGGTCTTGAATCTTGACAGGTATCTTGGCTTGGATCATTGCCACAATGTCTTTCGCATTAATGGCAGCCGTCTCGTTCGGCACGGCTACCCGCCTTTCAGCAAGCATGCCGTATTTACGAACTTCCTTCCAACTTTCCATTATTGGATCAAGGATTTTTAAAAATGAAAGATCATCCGGTACCGTGACATCCTCGATGTAGATGATGTTCTCGCCATCGATCTCTTTGGCCTGGCCGCCCCCAATGGTGCCCGCGTTCTGGAAGAACCTCGTAGAGTCTTCCTTGCCATCGTAGACGATGCCCGGCAGGATCTTGTCAGGCAGATAATCGGTGCCGGAAAGTGTCGGCGTCGAGCCGAAACTCTGGGCCGGAAGGTGCTGGATATCTGCGAAATTGAGCCAGTTGCCCTCTTGGATTGTCGAGTATTCGGCCAGGGCTTGCCTGAAGGACCAGCCATCCAGAGCAGCAGCGCGGACCAGGCCGATGGTACCACATCGCCGGGCCTTGCCTATCCTGCCTATCCTCTTCTCCTGGAGCCGGATCTGTGCCATGGCCTTCTCGATATTCGGGCCTTGCTTATCGTCGCTGCTATCGATTGGCTTCAAGACATGATCGAGTCCAGAAAAGCACAATTCTGAGAACCCGGACAGTGATTCTAAGACAATTGGAATTGATCGGTTAGCTGCTATGCGATCTGAAGAAACGACAGTGGATCGATCTACGAAGCCATAGGGCGAATTGTGTCGCACCACGGGCCGCCCTTGCATCGCAGGAGCGGCGGCTTCGCTCTGCTTCTTTCCGAAGAATCGATCCAAGAATTTCATTGAGCCTCAGAGAAGGAATATGCAGAAGAGTATCATCAATATCAAGCAAATAATCGCCACAGCGAGGCCTCCGAGGCCGCTGCTCCAATATCCAAAAGCGCAAACGCCAAGGATATACGCATACGTCCACAGTGGGGAGTAACCCCCCCGGTGATCCTGCAACCAGTTCTCTTTGAATGTCATGTTCTTTTTCCGTTCAGGCGGGAAGTGCCCCAGCCGACGTCGATATAAGTATCGTGCAGCTTAGCGATTGCGCCGCTTACGGCGTCGAGCTGATCATCATGAATTTTTGGGTTGGGATAAGGCAAGCATTCGCTAATCAATTCAGAATTCCAGTGTGCTCGAAACAGATAAACGAGTTTATTATAACATGCAGCCGAAAATATATTTATTCTTACTTCCTTGGCACCAGTTGGCCGGACACCTTCGAACGCATAGCCCGACAACGACCGCCGGGCAAAGTCGTCTATGACAAACTTGCCACTCGCACCAGGCTCCTGCTCCATGTAGATCGAGACTTCCGGGCCATCCATGACTGCCGTATCAGTGATCAGCTTTTCGACTTCGCCGGGGTTGCCCCTGGTGCGCTGGATGTCCTCAATATAATATTCGCCGCTACATAACTTGACTCGCGCTCCGACTGCCCAATCAGGATCTCGCCCCTTCTTAGGCTCTGTGGCCGCCAGATCCCAATATCTAACGCTATGGCCATCAGCAGGAACTTGGTCGACAAACTGGAACCAATCCCGTTTGAACTTGTTGCCCTCTTTCACGACCTTCCAGACGCCCCGCCGAAGCTGTAACTGAGTGACCGGATCCAGTTCTTTCAGCGACCGCTCGTAGTCTTCCTGATCGATATGAGGGTTGTCGTCTAAGAGACTAGATATGAAGTCTCGCAGAGGAGCACGTTTTTCTGGTGTATCTGGCTGAAAACGATTGTAGACCCATTCAGCTCCTATGCCATCCGGGTTGGTTGTTGCCCGGACCAGGGTAGGGACCTTAGAGCCCTTGAGCTTTCTTTTCCTAGAAAATAAATAAGTATAATCGTATTCTCGCGGGAATTCAGTTAGCTCTTCCCACCCAATGAACTGGTATGCGCTGGATTTGTATCTGAACACATCGTTTGCATTTTCCAAATATCCGAATGTGAGAGTGGAGCCCGCGGGGAATTTCCATGTATGCGTCTGTTCATTCCACTTTGCCCGCGTGGCCCCTAGCCATTCATGCGACCGAGGGATAAGACCCTCGGGCAGGGTCAGGTCCTGATAAGAGGTCCTGAGGATTATGGCCGCATATTTCGGAAATGTCACCCACTGAAGGGCTGCCATCAACAGCCCATCGCTTTTCCCCCTCCAGCAGCACCTCCGAAAAGGACTTCTGGTTTTGGATTCGTCAGGAATTCAGCCTGTTTCGGGGTTGGTTTGTGTGGGATGTACGGATTGTCGAATATCGTCGCTTTCAGAATCCGCGCCCTTATCAGGTTTATTTTGCTCGCATCCATAATATTCAGCCAGGATATCGTCTATTTTTACTTCCGCCAACTTGCCGATTGCGTCTGCCTTCCTGCTCTCTGGATCATCGCCGCCCAATTCCATTTCCAAGCGGACCACATCAGAAAGCATTCTAGTACCAACGGGCCAGTAGATCGAAGCCGATCCAAGAGTCAGCGTGTGCTTTCCCTCGCCCGTATCGAATTCTTCCCCCAGGTTGATAGAAAGCATCTGCTTAGCTCGGAGTTTCCCCAGGTTGATGATCTCCAGGGTATCTACGATCTCTTGAACTGCCTCGTTTCGTTTGGCGTCGTGATTTGCAGCCCGTATTTCTTTGCCTTCCGCTACCAGGTCTTTGAGATCCCAGACAGCGGCTTTGTACCGCTCGATGGTTTTCCATTTTTTTGGAATGCCCAACTCGTTTGAGATCGTGACGGGACTTCTCTTTTTTGCGAAGCCGTCTTCAATTTTGTCTATGTATCCTGCTATCGATTCAAATGCCATAATATCAACTCATAGACAAAATAGACAATAATAGACATGATTAGGACGGGCTGGCCGGGCTGTATATCATAGCCAGAGGTTTGCGGGAGGGCCGCAAAATTAGGAGCCCGACCAGGCCGGATCAGGAAATACCTGATGACAGGGAATGCCCTCTTTCGCGTCGCCGCGAGAGGGCAGCGCTGTGATTTCCGCCTCGCCAATGACGGCTTGCATGATTTGTAGGCTGCCTGAAACATTCTGAGACTTGGAGTACGAGGCAGGCAGCCATTTTATCTCGCGGGGTCAAGGGGTAGAGAAGACCCCATCCCTTTAGGGTGGGGATGAATCGTGCCCCTTGCATAGTTACTTTTTCAAGTCTGCAATCTCGGTTAAGATTCGGTTGATGAGACTATCATAGTCTTCTCGCTTTGAGCCATAAGCAGCTAACCGATTCCTGGTTGTCTTTCGTAACCTAATGCTAGTGAATTCTCCGTCTTGCATGGTATAGTATTAAGCTTCTTGGTATATATACATACTCTTTAGTGCATAACTATATATATGATTAAGTCCAATGCTGTACTTAGTTCCCTGGTGCCAATCTACCGGGAAACCGATTCACGCCTGAGCAATCAGGTAGGGCACTCTGGTCTACCAGAGAGAGACTGTGAACGTGGATCAAATCGCTTTGCGTGGCACGATTCCCGTAAGGGAATGGGCTGAGCACGAACGGAAAGGTTCGGCAATAACAGCGTCAAGCTCTCCATGCAAGGCAGGCCGCCAGAGTAAGGGAAACCAATGATCTCTCAGGACTTCGCTAGTCCAGTGTCAACCGACCAATAGCGACACGACTTTTTGCGTAGTCGCAAGCCACGTCCTTCAGGGCGTGGTAGTTGACATTCAATCATTTTGAGGCCGGGATTGGAGGAACAGGACCCCGGCCCACGCCACTCAATTCAGGCTAACGGCAGTTCGCTCTCCATCTACGGTGAGCGTCGTGCCTGATCCCTCTTATCACCGTGGACGATTTTTCGCAAGTTTGGGAATGGAATGAGATGCATGCTTTCCGTTGGTGGTTTTGCCGGGCCGGTTTCCATCCAGAGATGGGTGCTCGGCTTGAGCTCTTCGGGAAATGTGTCCGGGCCCGGCATACTGCATCATCTCCTGATCGCTGTACGACGTGCCCCGGTGCTGTGGAGCATCGAGCTTTCTTCTCGGAAAATTGAAAATTTGAGCGCCACAATGTGGACAATATGTGGCATTCCAAAG